TACCAGTTGGCCGCGCTTTTCGCGCAAGTCTTTCAGGTCTGCCATGTTATGCCTCGCAGCATGCCGTTAAAGGGGGTCTTTCGGCCATTAGTTTACAATAAACGGGCATCTTGCAAAGGATTTTTTTCAATGGAATCAATCACTTGGAACATGTGCGCGCTAGATTTGAATAATCCTCTTTACAGTGTGTTAAGGCTTTGGCATATTTGCCATGCAATAACTAGCAAATTAAGGGGATTTCCTGCTTTGACAGCTCAAGAGCTTATAGAATTCAGGCAACGGCACGGCATGACACAAACAGAAATGGCCCAAGCGTTAGGCTGTTCGCTCAGGTCGATTACGAATTGGGAGAAGGAAAAGCAGGCGATACCGGATAGCATCGCCCTTGCTGCGGCAGCGGTGGCTTTTGGCCTGCCGCCTTATCGAAGCTCAAGCCAAGTCTAGGCGCTTGCGCTGAATGTCAAACTGCCAAGTTGTATCCACCTCAACCGGCAGCTTGAATGCGGATTCCATCGAACGCATTGCAACATCGGTACTGTTGTAAGCTGGATACGTTACCGGCGATACGTCAAACAGCTCCACTTCCAGCAACGTGCGCACCACTTCACCGTTTACCTTTTCCCACAGGTCTTTGATTGTGCGGAAGCCAAACGAACACTGCGAAACGTCGCCACGGGCAATAGGGGCGGCAACCATATCGCGCACTAACTGAGTGTCTGGCATATCAATCTCGAAGGCTAGGCCTTGGTCATCTTCCGACAACCGCAAAGTGCCTGACTTATTGCGGCCCAACACGATGTTTTTGTCGTGGTTCCACAATGCGCGAACGTCAGAGTTTGCAATAGCAGAAGTGAAAGCCCCGGGGGCAATCATTTCACGGAATCCGCCAAGGTCAGCAGAAAGGGAATTGAAGTTTGCCGCGTGGCCTACGATCTTTTGCGGCTTGCCTTCTTCGGCTACTGCGCGGATTTCCGATACGTTGAATGTTCTAACTTCGCGGTTGTTCATACTGGTGGCCTCTGTGCGTTTTGATCCATTCCAACTTTGTCGATTGTCGTCATATTCAATTGCGTAGTGTATTCCCCCATCCCTTTTACATCGGATTGGTTGTTACCCTCTGCAACTCTCACTTCATTACGGGTCATGTAGCCGTTTTGCAGTGCGCTTGCGTAGTATGCAGCCCTTGCCGCCGAATCGCCGCGCATCAATCCGTCAAGGTCATAACTGATACAGTGAGTCTTGACGCTGGAACCGCTCAAAAGGTCGCGCTCTCGGGCTTGCTCCCTGCGGATTGTGCCGGGGCGAATGGTATCCGTTACAAATTCGATACCTTGATGTTCAATATTGTTGAAAGTTGACCGGCCCAAATCGTAAATCTTATGTGGAGGAACGCCAAAAATGCGGCATATTTCCGACAGTTGCAGCGTGCGGGTGTCGATAAATTGGGCATCTTCATTGCTCATTCCAAGGCTTTGCCACTCCATTCCATCCTCAAAAAGAGCAGTTTTACCGCTGTTTTGCACGCCTTTGAACGCACGATTGAAGGAATCAAGGAAGGTTTTACGCGCCGAATCGTCTTTCAGGTGGCCTTTCATCTTCACAATGCCGCCTAAACGTGTGGCATTGCCGAATAATGTCGATCCGTGTTGCTCGGTGGCCATCGCCAAGCCTATCGCCTCACGTGCCTCACCAATCGGGGAAAGCGGAGTAACACCGTCAGAGCCAAGCGCCGGCCCGTGCATAAAGTGCATTTCATCTTGCAGAATGATCCGGCTTGGCCCTTCAGGTGGCGCGTATTCAAACGCAAGCCGGCCATCAGGAGCGCGGAAAGGTCGCACACGATCAGGATGCAGCGGGATCAACTCAGCAACAGCCTTGCCGCCTTTGGAAATAATCTCCGAATAGCACCGGCCACGTAAAGCAAAGTGCCCGCTCATCATCTCTTCCCATTCCAACGGGGTCTGCCAGCGGTTAGGACGGCGGAAAAGCACATCATAAAGCGGGTGTGAGGTATCTTCTTCAAGCCCGCCATTGCTTAGTTTGCGGTATACGCCACCGGGCAAACTCGCGTAAGTCTGGGAAAGCAAGGCAACGCACCTGTAAACGGCGGTAACCTTCATCGCGGTGTCAGGGGTAACGGTCATTCCAGACGATGAACGCAAGCCACCGCCGAACCATTCAGCAATAGCCGGATCACGTGGATGGCCCGCCATTACCGCGCTACGTTGTTCCAAATTTGCGATTATGCCCATTATCGAATGCCCAAATAGAACATCATGAGGCCAAAAAATACTAATGATGCTGGTAATGATAGCAGGGAAATGCCGTAAGCGGCACACCCTATACCGCCAAACACAAGGGCATCGCGGGCGTCTGGGATCAGCGCCTTTGCTACGTTGCCGGCAATTTCACCAGCTTTTTGAATAGTCACCCGATAAGCTCCCTTGATTGTGGAGGGATAGGTCTCTGTGGCGGATTTGATGGAATAGGCGGCTTTAATCCAGCCGGAGGCAATGGATTGCTGCCGTAAATCTTGTGTTCATGCTCAGAGCGCACAACCTCTAAGCTCATCCCATCTTCAAGCACTATGCACTTATTTTTTGGTAAAAAGCGTGAAACTTGGTTAACAATAAGCTCTGCTATTGCAACGGGTAAAACTCTATTGGTTTTGATTATCAGCAAATCACCGTCCCGCAGCTCTGCAATCTGTAGATCCTGTATCTTTTCGATTTCAATAGTCATCCGACGAATATCCCCCGAGTGTTGTAGATTGTGCCAGCTCCTTCAGGATTCAGCGCCATCAAGTTGGTTGCATTCAAAGCGGCCATCAATGGGTCAATCTTGGCATACCCCGCAGCCTGCTTTGTGATGGTAATCGCGTTGCCTCGCGGCTCAACTTTGGCATTACCTACGCACCATGCCATCAGTGCACTGCCAGAATGTTCAATCTGACCCTGTGCCAAGCGCCTTTCCAGCGTCTTGATAGCGCCCGCCAACTTCCACCCCTGACTGATCCCCACTATCTTCTCCTGTTCGATCCCCGCGGCTTCCAGAGAGTCCAGAATGCCCCCCAATCCGTGAGGGTCTACCCCGATCTTGTCCAAGACCCCGGCCCCGTCAATTTGTGCGCACAATGCCGCCACATCATCAACATCATCACCGATCCGGTCAACTATTACCAAGTCGCCATCCCTTGCAAAGTCGCGGAACCGCTGAGACTCGCCCTTATGACGACTCATAACCGAAGGATGCGCCCAAGCTCGACACCATACCAGCCATTGCCCGTCCGAATTCCTGCCAATAGCGGAGAATCCAAGCAAGTCATCAAGCCCGCCGCCGTCAATTCCTACCGTTACGACGTCGCATTCTTCAATAATCCGTTCAAGCGTTACGCCTTCGCCAGCACAATCCGCCCAAAAATCAGCGCCAGCCCACCGGCCTGCCCTCAGATTCAAGCCTATTTCCACGTTCAAATGCTTGGCAAGGAACTGTTGTAACCCGCCGTCAGTCTTGGCAATGTTCTTTTTCAACTGATCTTCCAGCCATTCACCGCTTACCGACTTGCCTATATTCGGGTTTGTAATGTAAAAATTCTGCGGTAGCAGGTAGGCTTTGCTTTCAATCATGCTGCGCGGGAACTCATACAGGATGCCAAGTGATTTCTTGTCGGCAATCTTCCCATCCCGCACATCCCTGAAATAGTTTAGCTTGTCCTTAAACACCCCCGCCGGCTGTTCATCGCTTTGGGTAGTCAGGTAGATAACCCAGCCTTCCTCACGCGATACCTGCCCCCCGGTGGCTTCCATAAACATCGCGTCGGCATTGGCCTTAGTCCCGAATAGCCAGTGCTCATCGACAAGCACCCTGCCAGATTTCTTACCGCTCACCGTGTCCGTATCAGCCGCCACCACTTTCAATGACGCCTTGGTTACCCGGTGCGTAATCGTGCGGATATGGTCTTGCACGTGGAACAATGCGCTCAACTCATCGTCTGCCCGGATCATCCCCGCAACCTGTTTGAAGCTGTTGTCGGCAACTTCCTTAGTTGGGGCCAGGATCAAGTGCTCTTCTTCCTCACGCCAGCACATCAGGACAGCCGTCAGCATGATGCCTGCCGCTATTGTCGACTTCGTATTCTTCTTTGAAATCAGGAGATAGAACTCCCGGATAAGCTGCTTCCCGGTAGCGGCATCGTA